CTCCTAAAACAGATCCTAAAACTGGTAAAGAAATAGATTACACGGCAAAGGGTAAAGGATTAAAACGTTCTCCTGCTCCAAAGACGTTACCACCATCAAAGAAAAAGCCAACTAAAAAGACGCAACCTAAACATACTGGCAGTGGTGCAAGTTTAAAGTTTACTAAGCCTAAAAAGAAGAAAGAAAAGGATAAGCCTTATAACGCAGGTAAGAAAGCTGGCAGATAAATAAGTGCTACAGAAATACCTCAGAGTGAGCAAACAGCAAGACGACAAGCTACTCCACTTACGGAAACTGGAAGGTGTCATAAACACTCCGCACTGGCAGGAAGTACGTGAGGAAATGGAGGACAGTTTGTTGAAGGAGTACATGAGGATAGAGGAGTGTAACACAATAGAAGAGTTCATACAGGTCAAGGCAAACATATTCGCATTGAAGCGTTTGGCTGGACTCAATGGACTCGTTGAGACTGTTCATGGTAGACGGCTCAGGATTCGCCCCCCTCAAGGGCAGATGAAATAGGAGAACTACAATGGCTACAAAACAAGCAGCACCGTCAGGAAAGACAATTGTTACAGGTGAAACTATTCGTGAACAAGAATCGGAGTCGGCAACCGATGATTACGATCCAGCAAAGCTGGAGAATACTGCATCTGAGATGGGACATTCATTAGGGTTGGAAGATGTTGCCTCTACGGATCTTGATTGGTCTGATATGGCTCCAGTAAAGGAGTTTGACAATCCAAATCAACCACCGCAAGAGCAACCACAACCAACGCAAGAGCAAGCACCGCAAGAGGAAGTTCCTCAAGAACAACCATTGCAGGAAGCTCAGGATGTTGATCTCACAGACAGTATGCGTAAACGTATTTCAGGTATCAAAGAAAAGTCAACTCAAGAGTTGGCTGAGAAGGATGCTCTTATTGCAGCAAGGGATGATCAGATCACTAAGATGCAAAGTATGGTTCAGGAGTATACACAACTCCAAGCATCATACAGACCAGACGAGGGTGATTCTGGAGCTGTTCAACAGGAGATTGCAGGTTTAGACACAATGTTAAAGGAAGAAGGCGATGCTTTGACTTCAGCAGAAGTCGCACAGCATGTGATACGTAGGAGTAATCTAGAGCGTAAGCTTGATAAGATGGAGGCGAACAAAGCCAACACGGATAATTTAATTCGTAAGCAACAGGTTTTACGTCAACAGTCTGACAAGTACGTAAAGGATGCTTACCCTTTTGTCAATGATCAAAAGAGTGAGATGTATGGTGTTATGAAGCACCAAGCGTATCCATTGTTGGAACAGCTCATGGGGCCGAACTTCAAGAACCATCCTAGTGATATGATAATGGCGGCAGAATTAAGTAAAATGATGGTTAATTCACAAAAATATGAACAATTGCTTGGCAACACGCCTGCACCACGTTCACAACCTGCACCGATGGCAGGCAATTCACCAAGAACTGCACCACAAGCTAAAAGACCAGTGGACTTTAAGCGTGCGGTAGCTGATAACAGAGGTGGAGATGTCAGTCGTTTTGCGGAATTGTTACATGATTCGGGTCATTCGTGGAGACCGGGCAATTAATGAAGGAGTAATAGGATGGCAACATTTCAAACATACCAAGCTGGAACAATGTCTATCGGTGTTGGTGGTTTACGTGAAGATCTTCTAGATATAATCGTAAATATATCACCTACCGAAACGCCAATGCTTTCTGGCTTTAAAAAATCTAAAGCTAGTGGCACAGTGCATGAATGGGTCACTGATACTTTAGGGACAGCTACAAATACAACGGTTGTGGAGGGAGCTGACTTTTCAGATCCTACCCTAACCGCAAGAGTAAGGCATAGTAACTACTGCCAAATCAACCGTGAAGGGTTCCAAGTATCGGATACCTTGGATGCGGTAGATAAAGTTGGTATTAAGGGTGGCGAGTATGAGTATCAACTAGCCAAAGCTCTTAAGAATATCGCTCGTGGCATGGAAGTTGCGATTGTAAAAGGAGAGTCTGCTGCAGGCGATGCTTCAACTGCAAGAGGTTCTAGAGGAATCAGTGATAGTACCACAGGTGGTACAGGAACTGGTTGGGTAGTAACTAATGGGAAAAGTAAGGGAACTGGTGTCATCACTGAAGTTTTCTACAACGATCTGTTGCAGGAGATATTCATTCAGGGTGGAAATCCTGATACGACATATGCCCACGGTTGGAATAAACGGCAGATTTCTGGCTTCACCGCAGGCTCAACTAAAAACATTGAGTCCTTCGCTAAGAAGTTAGTGCTTTCGGTTGACGTATACGAGAGTGATTTTGGACTACAACGTATCATACTTGATCGTTTTATGCCAGAAAAAGCTGTTAGTGTATTGCAGAAGGATATGTGGTCTGTAGCAATGCTACGTCCAGTTAAGCATACCCCACTTGCAAAGGTTGGATCAGCCCGAAGAGGAATGGTTGAATCTGAGTGGACGTTGGTTTCTTATAACGAGAAAGCCAGCGGAACAATATTTAACACATCAACTGCATAATCCAGTTGATAAATCTAAATGAGTATGGGAGGGGCAACCCTCCCTTACTTATACTTTATTATGATTGATAATTACACTTTAGACCAGCTTGCTACACGTTTAGAATATACAAAGCCTAATGATTTCGCAAAGGGTAGTCTGGGTATAAAGCATATTCAGGATACCGATCCAGTTGGAAGAGAGGCGAAGGATGTTCGTACTTATAGCGATAATGGTTTTTCAGATAAAAGGTTGATGAGGAAGGTTGGTAGTATTCCTTCAGTATTCCTCATGCAAGAAAAATATAAAGATATAGTAGATGGTGACCAGAAAGCTATGAAGAAAGCAGTCAAGCGTTTCTTCTCTGATCATCCAGAATTCAGAACCTGTAACCAAAATTTTTAATTATGTTAACTACCTATGGTGGTGAATCAACTGAAGTTACTAAAGAGACTCCAAAGGAATCTAATGTCGAATCTCAATTACGCACAAGGTGTGCAATTCTTGAATCACAGATAGATGTTCTTAAAAAGCAAGTAGAGAACCAAGTCACTATGATAGAAAACCTTGAGAAGTTAAATAAGAATAACGCAGAGTTACCACCTGGTTTTCATTTATGAACAGTATGAGAACAGTGATTACTGATTTCTTTCATAGGGCGTGGCTTAATATTCAGTTGTGGTGCATCGTTTACCTTAGATAATGAAATACACAAAAGTTTGTGGCATTGTTCGTGATAAGGGAGCTAGTGGTTTTTACAGGGTTGAGCAACCGTTAACTTTCTTAGACGATGAGAATGGTTTTGATGTTGCTATTGGTGGGGCAGGCAGTGGCATGGATAATAGTTTGTTCCAGTTGTTGCAAACATGCGATGTTGTTATTCTACCTCATGCGACAAGCGAAGAGTCTTTACGATTAGTAACCGTAATGAAGGATATGTCTCCTTCAAAGAAAGTTATTATTGATCACGATGATAATATTTTTGTAGAAAACAATGAAGATAAGCTAGAGATAGCAAAGGAAATTCTAGAAAAAGCAGACGGTGTTTTTGTATCTACAACAAAGTTAGCAGATGTGTATGGTGAGTATAACGATAACATTACTGTGCTACCAAGTTCCTTAGATTTAAACATATGGAAACCGTACAAGATTGAGAAGGATGATAACATTATAATCACATGGCATGGTGATTCTTCTCATTACGAAGACTTAAACGAAATATCTTCTGAGTTAAAAAACATATCAACAAAACATGAAAACGTTAAGATTGTACATCATGGTTCGGTAGATATAAAGGTTCATCCATACAAACAGATTTTATTAAATACAGACATAGGAATTATTCCTTTAGCTGATAATGATTTTAACAAAAGTAAAAGCCCTATCAAGTGGATCGAATATTCTGCATTAGGAATACCTTGTGTTGTTAAAGATATAGATCCTTACTCTGAATTAATTATACATGGTATTAATGGTTTCTTATATACGAATACAGAAGAGTTTGAATTTTGGGTAGACAAGCTTGTTGAACATTCATCTTTACGTGAGCGTATAGGTAAAGCGGCACAAGAATATGTTCATGAACACTTTGATGCAAGTAAGAATAGTAAGTATTGGGCTGAAGCAATTAAAACGATAACGGAGAAAAAATGTCTCTCACTACACTAAGAGATCCTGTATTACGTGACTTAGGCTTAGACTCAGCGTCTAGTCTTGTTGCTGATTCTAAACAGCGTATCTTGGATTATATCAATGAAGCTATCCAAGAGCTGAACATAATGAATAACTGGTCTATCCTCAAGGAAGAGGGGAGCATTACATTAGTTACAGATACTTCAACGTATACGCTTGCATCTAATGCTGATGTAACGAGAATTGTAGGGGAAAGATTCTATATAGATGATAAAAATAAATTTGTTTACAAGGTAGCAAATAATCAGGATTTCCAAGAGTTTGTTGTTCAGAACAACACTGGGTTACCAATCGTGTGGGTTCCTTGGGGTAAGAATGCATCCCAAGTACACCAGATAAAAGTTGATCCAACACCAACTTCAGATGAAAACGGAACGGTAATGAAGTATTGGTATACGAAGGATTTATCTGATATGAGTGCTGATTCTGACACGACACCGTTTCAGGAAGTAGTAATACGTCATATGGTCAAGGCTAAGTATGCTGAGTATGATCAGGATTTCGCCAAGAGGGATCGTGAGATGGCATTAGCTAATAGTTTGTTAAGGAAGTTACTTGGTAGGGACAGAGGGTCTGTCAGGTTTGTTCCATTAACTCGTAAGAATTATAGGGTGGCACGATAATATGCCAATGAAACAAAAGGTATTTGAGAGTAACAATAAGGGACTCTTTGATATTGCGGTAGGTGAAGGTAATATATCTGCCGATTATGCGACTGAATTACAGAATGCACGTGTTGCATTGAATGGTGAGGTATCCAAACGAAGGGGCAGAACATTATTCAATACGGTGGCGGCAGGTCATGCTGCAGGAAACAGTATAGATACTTATGCATCAGGTAATAAATCAGCACAGATATCAATGTATTCCACAACTAATGAACAAGTTGGGTTTGCTATAACATTAGCTGGTGATAAGAATATACAAACGGTAGATTTTTTTCTGGACAAGGTTGGTACACCGACAGCAGACAGTGTAATGAAAGCTAAGATATATGCTGTGACTGGTTCGGTTGGGACAAGTGGTTTACCTACAGGTTCTTTGCTTGCAACCAGTATAGATGTTGATGTATCGGTATTGACAGGAACATTTGCTTTTGTACAATTTACTTTTGAGGAACCTTACGCTGCGACTGCTGGGAATTTTGCTATTTTTCTTGAGTACAATTCTGGTGATGCCA